ACTGTTTCTCCCCATTTAAGAGGGGTATTTAAATTCATTAAGAAGGCTTGGTCTCCACCGTTTACCTGATAGGTATCACATGGTGCTACGTTTGCATTAGTTTGGGGTATAAAAGAAAAGAACAATGCTAATAACATTGGTGTCAAAAGCATTGCTCTTATTTTAAGTCTTTTATTTTTAACCTTTTTTCACTCCAAGGCAATATATGCCTAATTACATTATACTTTATTATTAAATAAAGTTATGTATTATGAGTTAAGAATTGCTGTTGGATCAATATCTTTTCCTGCTGACCAACGAATGTTGTCACGCATTTCAAAATGTAAGTGTGGTCCAGAAGAATTTCCTGTATTTCCACTTAATCCAATTTGTTGACCTTTTGTTACTTTATCTCCTGCTTTTACATCAAGTTTTGATAGATGTGCATAAATTACCCATCCACCTTCTACTTTTTGTACGGCTTGGGTTCCGTATGATTTTCCCCAGTTTGCTGGTTCAATTTTTCCATCTGCGACTGCAAGTACTGGTGTTCCTGTCTTAACTGCATAGTCGACCCCAGTATGATAGCCTTTTGACCACATTTTGCCTAATTTTTTATAGGCTGTTGTAATTTTTCCATCTTTAATTGGTGATGCCATTTATATCTCCTAATAAATAAAATAGGGGGCAGATTTCTCCACCCCCAACTTTAATTATACTATCTGATTATCCCCAGACAGTTGCTGCTCCTGCTGGCACTGAAATTGTTGCCCCTGCTGGATTTGCAGTCTTTTTTGTTAGATATACTCCTAGATCTGTTGCATCAATTTCATATGCATGACCATTAGAGCCATCATTTTTCTTAAATTCACGGTATTTTAATTTACCTTGAACGATAACTTTATCGCCCTTTTTTAATGTTGATGCTGCATATTCACCAAGTGTTTTCCAAACAGCGACATCATAAAAATTTGTGTCTCCATCTTTCCACCCACCACTTCCATCAGACATTCTATCTGTGCATGCGATACGCAATTTTGTTAAAGCACCTTTTTCAAATGTTTTAACTTCTGGATCTTTTACTAAATTACCTACTGCTGTTATTACTTGTGGCATTACTTTCTCCTTCTTCTCTGTGCTCTATCTTCTGGTGTTTCTAAGTCTAGGACTGGATCTATTGCAACCCTTACCCCAAACTTTTCAAGTGTACTTTTTACATTCATCATGTAAGTAACACACTTAAATCTTTCTGCCTCTGAATAATGCCTCCACTGGCTTTCATAAAATCTTATCACAAGAAAGGTATCGTAGTCAACTATGTGAGCATTAAAATCTTTTGGCACTGGTATTGATTTAAAGGCTCTTTGCATCTGTTCTGTATACATTATTTTTTATCCATTGTTATTCCAGACCAAACTGTAAACCATGTGTCATTATCTTTATGTTTATTAAATTCTCTAGATATTTTTCCAGACTCAAGATATACCCCACCCCAAACACCCCACTCTTGATTACTAACGCCATAGGCAAGACACTTTCTTTGTGCTGGACATTGAGAACATAGTGTATCTACACCTTCTGCAACGGTAATGTTTTCTTCATACTTTTCAAAGAATAGATTAGTATCCATTCCTAAGCATGATCTATTTTCATCAAACTTGTACATGTGTTAGATACCTATCTGGAATATCCCACACACCATTACCATCAACATCAAATCTTTTTTCAGTAACCCACATACCTTTATTAAATGAACCCTCTTTAGAATAAAAACCGTCTTTATCTATTTGAACAATTACTGTCCAGCCATCCCATTTCATATTAGGATTAGATTTAACTATTTTTTCCATTTTTTCTAGATTATTGATCTTCATTTACTTCTTCATCCTCTCCTACTTTCATAACTGCTGCAATAATTGATACAACAATATTAAAGATGCCAAGTAGCAAAAATCCTACTTGATCAGTATAGTATCCATATAGAGTAAATAAAATTTGTGATGTTATCCATAAGAAACCAGTTATTAATGCTGCTCTTATAAATGGTTTTGAGAATAAAACTAAAACTGCAATTAATGTAAGTGCGTTAGAAATAAAAACTATCAATGACCATGTGTTAATATCTAAAGATTGCAACTTCACACCCATCTACTTGTTGTGCGGCTTTACACATTCTAGACTCTGGCTCTTTTGGCTGACTAAAAAATAAATAGTAATTGATATCATTTAAATGTTCTGCTGTCCATATAGCATTTACTTTATAAAATTTAATTTTAAATCCTTTTTGTTTTAAAAAATTTTCAGATGAATTACAAAATGCAGCAGTAAAACTATTAATTTTATGTGGTCCAAGTGACCATACCTGTATGTCTGAGTCAACATTTGGACTAGATAAGGCAACACCCATGCCTCTCATAAACTCATCATAATTCTCAAACTGTTTCGTTCCCTCAACAGCAATTATCATACGCTAACTTTCTTTCTAGTTGAATAATCTACTTTTCCGTCTACTATATCTGCATAGTATAATATACCATTGTACATCCATTGAGCGTGATTGTCAATAACCTCTACATTAAAAAAATCTATCTTGTCTTCTTTGTTTATACCTTTAAAAATAAAATGTAAATATATAGAGGTTACTGATAGTATAAACAAAATCTTTGCAAATAAATCCATGTTAGTCTAAACTATCTATGATCTTTAATAACTTGCCTATTTCTTTATTTGATAATGAAAATACATCTACTATTTCTGCATTTTCTATATCTATTTCACCATCTTCTTTTAATTGAGATGTATATAGACTATTGTTTTTTACCCAGTATGCCTTATCGTTTACAACAGCAATATCTACTTTATCTTTATTCATCAAACTTGTCATTTGACTAGGCTTCTTTTTTACATTCATTTGAGGTATTCTCATTAATTCTTCTATGGTTGAGTTACTTAATAGTGCAACTAAATTATCTATAGTTTTTTTCTTTTGTTTCTTTATAAAAAAGTAACTCATGCTTAAATTGACTGGACTTGTTGCTATAATAATTAAGCACATTTTGAATAGTGCTTTCATCCCAGTTATTTTCATTCATGAAACTCCCTTATGTATATTTTATACTAATAAGTACTAATTGTCAATGTGTTTATTGAATGATAATGGACTATCTGTCCATACTGACTTTTGTGCTCTTGCTCTTTGAATTGCATTCCATTTTGATCTAGACCAAGCATATCCAGAATCTCCGCCCCATAATAACCAAGCAATTTTTCCATTAGATGGTCTTTCTGAGTTATTCCAGTCTTTACCCTTTTTATCTACTTCATGTCTAGAAAAGAAAGAGTACATTCTAGCAACAGTTTCAGGGCTTAATTCTTTTCTATTTGATAAATCACGAGCACGTGCTACTCCTACTGCTGTTCCACCTCTACCAAATTTTCTTCTTAATTCTAATCCTCTGCGTGCATTGTTTGCCATAGACTCTGTTGGTTTTAAATCTAAATCTTCAATACTTCTTTTTTCCATAGTGTGTTCTTTCATGTCAATTTCTGTACCAATCATTGTTGCATCGGACGATTTAAACCCAGTTAATAAATCTGTTTCTTCCCAGTTTCCATTTACATCTTCATAAATTCTAACTAATAATGCTGGATCTTCTTGTGTTGCAACAATTTCAAATTGTGATCCAGGTCCAAGACTTCCATCTCTCATTACATGTTCAATTTTTCCATGTGCCATTCCACCCGAATATGGGCCCATTACAAACATTCCTTCTTGAAATTCATTCATTTTAAAATAATGGCCTTATTTGATCTATATTATATTTTTTATAATTATCTTTTTTTATTGGAACACAGTTAGGAACCATTTTTCCACCTTTACCAGGTTTCATTCCACGTTGTACATAACCTTCCCAACATGGAGATTTTTTGTCTATGTCTTCTTCTTTATGCATTTCATTTTTGTTTTTATCTTTAAGTTCGTTTTCATCTTTCTTTTTCTTTTTATCCATATTATCATTCATGTGATCTGGACAATTATTTGGATCTGGACAATCTTCTAAAGAATGTTGTTGCGGATATGGTTGTGGAACATCGTCACTTGTTATTGCTCCATCGTGAGACTTTTTAGTCTGTGATTCGGCAGCATATAATGCTCTTTGTTGTTCAATCGCTTTTTTACGTGATGAGTGGCATCCATGTGATCCAGATGGGCCAACTACAGCATAACCCTTGCAACCACCATAGTTTCTTTTAATATCATAAGGCATAGTATTAGTATATCACCTTTCTTTATACTTATTTAACATGTTCTCCACAAAGAACCTTTTATCATCTGGCAGGGTATCTTTAATGGCTACGGTTTCTTCTTTTAACATAACCATTGGCACCCCATCTTTATCAAAAGCCATCTCTATCAGACCATCGGTCCACATTTCAAAGGCCAGTTCGTTTACAAACTTAAAATGCTCTTCCCATAATTCTGGCATAATTTTTTCACATTCTGGAGTAATATTATATGTAAATTGATCAGATATAGAATCATATCCAGTTATTTCTAAAGCACCTATTTCTAGTAATTTATTAATTAGACTATTATATTCTTCTTCACTAATATCTCTCATATCAATCTATACCCTCCATCCCATCCACCTATCTTACCTCTAATCTTTTCTTTTTCAAAACCAAAGTCATCGTCATCATTAATAGAGTCTTTTTCTACCCCACCTCTAGACCAGGTATGTATGTCTATTTCTTTAATTCTATCTCTTTGTGAATGTGCAATAGCGTTATAAACTGATCCACACATAGCATCGGCTAAGTCTTTAGACTTTTTTCTAGGATGATCTACCTTGTTATTATTCATAATTCGAAGTTCAAGCATTTCTTCTAATAATAAATCAATATGAGGTGCTACTACTCTTTCTTCATATACTAACATTGCAAGATCTTCATAATGTTTTTTAGCAACTGATAGAGTGTCTGTTTTTATGCCCACTTGTTTTAATTCATTTTGAATGTCAAATGATTGCCAACGATCAAAGGTTACTAAGCCTAAGTTAAATCCTGATCTTCTCAAATCTATAATCCAATTTTTTACTTCACTTAAATCTACTGGACCTTCTCTTTTAGGTTCCCACCAAGCAATTACATCAACAATTACAAATGGCATAATCTGCTCGTAGTTATTAAATGATTGTGTGTTTACCCATTTATCAACATGTGCAATTGATACTGCACACTTGTCATGTTTTTGTGCAAGATCAGCATGAACAAAGTATTCTGTATCTGGATTAGGTTTAAAGTTAAGATCAAATCTTCTAGAATTATCCAAAGGATTTCTTATAGATAAGGCCTTTTGAACTTTTTCTCTATCTTTAAAAAATGCATCAGAGGATACAGTTGGCATACAAGCAAAACGCATGAGTGCATCAGATGCATCTGTATAAAAAGCAATTTTAAAATCTTCAATAGTTCTAGTTGGATTCATTTCCCAGGTTGGCCTTCTTAATGCAAAAACTCCAGGGTATTTATATGAAATTATATTATCTTCTTCCCATTCAACTATAAATTTGTTGGCAGGATCTTCTTCTGATAATGCTGGGTTAACTATAAACTCATGTGTTCTTATAAGAGTTTCTTTATCAGCAACAACATCTTCGTATCTTTGAGATATAAAGTCTCCTTTATACCTAGGAAACGAAAGTAATATAACTTTGCCGTAGTCTGGAAAACGAGAGTCTACAGAACCTCTAAAGGCTTTATATAGATTATCAGCAGTCTTTCCTTGATCATTACCTGTTCCTGTTTCCATAGCAAAACCAGATATCTCATCAAGTACTGCAAGCATAAGGTTTAATCCTTCAGCAGATTCTCTTTCTGAATGTCCAGAATAAACTGTAATAGATTTATCAAATTCTATATTATCTACTTTTGCTTCATATTTCCCAGAAAACCAAGGTGATCCTTCAATTTTTGATTTAAAACCTTTAAAAAATACGTTCTTTGCTTGTTGTGCGTTTACTGCAACGTTAATTAAATCTATCGCATCGTTCGATGGTTTCCCAAAATACCTCGATGGATCTTTGAGGCA